TCAATTACATCTCCTGTAACTCCGGTTACCGTTCCTCCTGTTAGTCTTCCGCTTGAAAATGGTATGGCAGAAGATGCTATTCTAACTGTGGTTAACCCGCTTCCTGCAGCGGTCATAATTGGGCAAAATGCATCTACAGTTGTAGATACTGACCCCTGACTTACAATTGCAGGTCCAATGTGATAGGTGGCTGCTCCTATTGAACCAACAATATACTGCACAGTTTGCTTAACCCTTTCATTTATAATTGGAGACATAACCAATGCCAGAGTACCATTATTGTTTCCGTCTATAGCAATTTGATTGGATCCGGTAATAGAGGCTGAAATCAACCCGCCTAATGTAAAATCAGCTAATGTTGTCCATGATCTTTTATTGTAAATAGTACCTATATGCTGATTTATTGTAAGTCCGGTTAATGAGGTAAGTCCGCCAGAAGATGAAGACCCAGAAACGCTTATATTATATCCACCTGGAATACTTGTTAATAAGACCGATGAAGTGCCTGTCATAGTAGTGATCCCCGAACCGGTTGCGGTAAATGCCGGATATGCTCCGGTTATTGCCACAGAACCCACCCCTGTTATCGATGGAATTGAAACATCTACATTAAATGACGTAGAACCTGTTACTGTGGCAGCTCCTTGTCCTGTGGCGCTATATGTAATTGCTGATGGCACGCTTATATTAAACCCTCCCGTGATTGGAGTAGCGATAGCTGATCCGCTACCTGTTACGGTCGTGACTGTTCCTGATCCAGTTGCAGAAATTACGCTACCATTTATAACTATGCCAGTTCCAGCTGTTAAATACTGGCCTACAATTGTTTGACTATTTGTACCCGATCCTAAAATAGTAACATTAACTCCAGTAAGTGTAATTATATTTGATGATCCCGAAACAGTTAGGTTTCTATAATCTCCAAGCGTAATGTAATTTAGATCGGTATAATTTGATCTATATACTCCACCTGCCCTAATGCCTGTGAACGATGTACTTGTACCTGAAACTGTAACCCCTTTAGGTGTTTGGTAAATTTTACTTAGCTCAAATGTATTGTTATCAAATGCCTGAGAGTTTATGTTTCCCAAAACAGCATCATTATATACAGCAATTACATAATTATCAGTATTTGAAGATGTTAAAATATACCCGTCTGCCAGGGTAACTCCAGAAGTTCCAGAAGTATTAAATATTCCTGAACTATTAGGTACAAACAAACTATTGGTAAGTGGACTAGTTGGCCCCGCTGTCAACGGTAGAAACCCAGAGCCTATAAATGTTGAAAGCCCTTGAATATCTGAAGGTACTATTTTTCGTAACTGCATTTCTCCGGTTACAGTATTAAGAAGCATGAAGGTACTACCTACAATAGTTCCCACCGGAGATTTTTTAAATATAGTTCCGGTTAGATTTGTGTTCTGAGCAAAGCAAAAAATAGTTGAAATCAGGATTAAGGCGGCTATTTTTTTCATGGTATTAGAATATAATTAAACTTACGTCTTCTGTTGGTATTTCATTAATATCTACTGTTAATTTCTTAGTTGTGGCATTGTATGTCACTGAGGGCAAGAATTGAACCCCTTTGTAGTTTGCCAGGACAAAGGCCACTTTATCGGTAGTTATTTCAATTACACCTGCCGGCATTTGAGCCGGGGTATACGTTGCTGGAACTCCTGTTCCCTGATAAATAATGGTTTCTTCTCCACCCCAGATAGTATCCTTGAATCCGTCAGTCATGGCATTGTATTCGTTGTTACGATATACAATGAGTTCATCTTGATCCTGAAATACTCCGGTTTGTGGGTCTACATTTCCGGCTGTTGTACTACCATAAATTGTTATATCCCATGATCCGGTTTGAGGCAAATATATTAATCCGTTTGGCAGGTCTTCAGAACTTTCAAGTACAGTATGAATATTTATTCTTGTGCGTTGTGTTGTTGCTGCGTAATCCAGGTTTTCAAAGCAAGCGATTTTTTGAACTCCTGAGTAGTTACTTTTGAATAAAATTATCAGGTACGGGTAAATAGTGGTGTCGTTAAACTCCAATATCAAGTTGTTATCATTTAATTGCCTTGCCTGTATCATGATGTAAATCCTAATGATGTAATCCAAAAATTATATGCCGTTTTGAAATCAAAATCAGCTTTTTTAAATGCCTCTTCTGCTATTACGCTGCTACGTTTCCCGGTAAGGTTTTTACCAACATTGATCCAATTGCTACCACTATTGAAATTATTTGTGTAATAATCGCACACACACTCGCCCCAAAGTGGGTAATCTGCTTTATTATCATACAGGAATTTTCTAAGTCCTGCGCAAAATGTATCTCCGGTTTGTTTGGCCCATTTAATATATTTTCCCAAGTCCTGCGGCTGTATGCTTTCGCTTTCAATGGCATTCTTTATTACAAATCCATATTCGGTTAATTGAACTGGTGCCCATAATAAGAACTCCTGGTAAGCATAATAAACATGTACTTCTTGTATATATGGTAATAACCTTTTATTGGCATCAGTCAAATGGTTAGTACTCATTTGATCTTGCAATTCTTGATATAAAGCACATCCCAATATAGGTTCAATACAGCTCTTTTGAGCGGAACGAATATAAGGCAGCAACCTTTCATCGGTGACCGATTCCGCTATTTCTACTTTACCAGAAAAATCCTTGCTGCCTATAAAGTATTTCATATCCTTACTGCGTAATTACGCATTACAATTGCTTTCCTTGACATTCCATATTTTGGTATTACTCCGGCCTCTGCCATATCCTTTACCCGGTTAATAAACCCAAGCAATTGACTGGCCCAACGGTAATGTTTTTCATTCCAATCCCCTTTATTTATATTCAATAGCTCTAAGGTCCTGATCACTGGTACACGGCTGTGACCGCTGCTATTTGATTCTTTGCTTGATGCCCACTTTTGATATTCGTTGGCGCCCATGTTTACAGTACTCCGGTATTCCCGGTATTTTTCATCAATCATACTACGTGTTATTGTAGAAGCGAAGTACAAATTTCCCTCAGCTAAATATTCATCTTCAATCGCAGCCAATGTATTTGATTGTTGAATTGAATCGGGTGTCTTTATAAGCCTGTTTGCATCCTCAACCGATAATCCAAATAGTATTTGAAGTGTATTTATTTTTTGTTCCTCTGTTAATAGCTGATCACTAAGTATCGAAATCAATGAGGCGGTAGAACCAACACCCAATGATTGTGCTAATGTAACATCTCCTCCACTTGCCGAAGGGTCATATCCAATTAACGCCCTCTTTTCATCACTTGAAAGAACATCCAATAATGCATCCGGAATACTATTGAATGGCTTAACATTTTTTATTTCGAAGTCAGATGTTATAGGAGTATTCCAATACTGAAAAACTTCTTTGAAACATGCCGATATTTTTTGTTGATCCGGGGTTATGATGTTGCTTTGAAATAAATCTATGGCATTCAAAATCTCTTGGCTTTGTCCCAGCTTTCCTTCGGTTTGAATTCCGGCTAATATCTGAGGTACTTTTGTACCTATACATATATTGGAAATAGCCTGGTTCTGAAGTGTTTCAAACAATTCACTATTTCCGTTCGTAGAAAGCTGTTGAACGCTTGGTATTTGCTCTTTGGTTTCTGCCATTAAGATAGCAACATTACCAGCGTTTTCGCTACCTACCGATCCCTGAATAGCTTGTATGGCATCGCTAATTACTTCCTTTCCATTGGCGGTTAAACCAGTAGTTTTACCAAGCAATGTAACCAGGGCCGAACCGAAGAAACCAGACAAAAGATTGTTGTAATGAAATTTTGATATTTCACCATCTATATTAATCCAATCACCGCCCATATACTGAGGGATCGGATATGTCCTTGCACCAGGCCTACTTTCGGTATGGTAGTAAATTTGGCAGTAGCTTTCTTGAACACCTTCTTTTGCTGCCTTTTGTTCTGATGCCTCAATTCCTTGTCTAACAAATTCTTGATCAGGATTGAAAAGGTCATAAGAAACCATTTCTTTTTTAGACTTTTGACCAGATTGGGGGTTCCAATTGTCTTTGTATTTTACATCAACTATTACGCCCTTATCATTTGGAAGTCCTAATCTTAAAGTCTCGAAAGGAACAACTTCGACCCTTGCAATTGTTAGTTCTGCATTATAAAAAATCTTCCAGGCAAAACCTTCAAATGTCACATGCTCGTTTGATGTTTCATTTAAAAGCTGAGTTATTGTTTTTTTTGGTGAAACCTTAACATCTTTTAATGACTGGTCAACAAAACCAGAACCCCTTAAAAAAAATGCCTTTGTATTTAGGCAAGCTTGGGTTATGTTAGAATTATTTACAAGGTCAATGATAATACTTGGAAGGTCATTAGACTTGCCATAGTTTATAAAACCCTTGCTTTTATTCTCTGTGAAGTTGGGGTCAACTGAAGCCCTGAATTTACTTACTTCGGTTTTATCAGGGCGCTTGCTCATATTACTTGTTGCGAATGTGCTTTTATATTATTCCAGAATTCTATATTCTGTTCCCTTGTGAAGTGATAATGAGAACCCAAATTCTTTTTGAGGTTGTTTTTTGAGAGCCTTTTTTTGTAAGCCTCATGCCTCGAAATCATTGCTTCTACGCCTCCAAGATACTTATAATGTAAGCACGTTAAAAATTCATTACCTATCTTGGTAACCCCTTTTGGCTTAGAATGATGTGCCCCATAGCCGTAATTTATATCTGTGATTAGTTCCGGACTGAATACTAAATTCTTTGATCCTTGATTGGGAACTCCGGTTTTAATTTGGTCATGGATCATTCTGTTGGCTTCAACACTTTGATCGCTGATCATGTCAAACCATTTCAACGGTATAACAGAAACCCGGTTCATCTTGGCCCTGTAAAAAATACTCGCAATGTCTTTAGCAAAAATAAACTCGTCACAATCTCCGACAATTACAAAATCAGCATCTGATTTTTTCCAAGCCTCATTTTTTATTTTCAAGTAATCGTCATCATTTAAAAATTGATCTCCGAATGGAATTACTTCAACTCGTGATCCGAATGAACGTGCTATTTCAACGGTTCTATCCGTACTGTGATTGTCGTAAACAAATACTCTTTGACAAAACGTCAGGTGATGGTTTAAGTAGTGCCATATCAGGCGCTCTTCGTTCCAGGTGATTACGTGGGCATGAATTCTTACTATCATGCCCAAATATCTTTATTTAATCACTGATTTCAAAACATCTAATGGATAAGTATCAAGTGTTACAAATTTAGTATATGGTACTTTGCCTATTACAAATCCAAAAACATTACACATTGACTTGCATTTTACTGCAAATTTTTTGTGTTGTTCGATGGTTAATTTTATTCCTTCCTGCTCACAATAATCCGTTATTGTTAAGTGTGGGGCTAAAGTATTTTCTAAATTCATTTTTGTAGTTGTTTACGTATGAAATCAAGTCCTCTTTGATAAACTATTGTTTTTATATTTATTGCTATACTTCCATCTGGTTTATCAAACTTTTGCTCAATAACCCGGAAGTATCCGCGATCAATAAACTCCTGATACGGGGAATTGTTAGGCATTAATATTTTACGATCTCTTAGGAACTTAAATAGATCGTTTCTTCCAATTCCCATATTAAGAACCTTGGCGGCCTCTCCCATAGAAATGGCATCTTTACTATCCGTAACGGCTTCATAAAATTCAACTGCCGGCTTTTGGGTCTCTATCAGCAATTGAAGTTTTTCCTTTTCTTCAATACTCTCTGCAAGCTGCCTTAAGGCTTCGGAGTGTGTTTTTGGTAGATTGAATTCATGGGTCACTACTTCAGCTCTATAATGCTTTTCAAATGCTATAAAATACATCCTAGCTTCTTTTCCTTTTTCGGTCTTTTGAAGCATTGAAATTTCTTTGGCACAGTCAATTGTCAAGGAATAATCTTCAAGTTCCTGTTTTGCTAGGGCGTTAAAAACTTTACACCCTATATAGTCTGTACCTTCAATAAATCCATATTGAAATTGTCTTTCAATCCAAGTACTAAATCTTTCGGTTGCTCCCAAATAATCATGCAATCCTCTTGCTGATACTGTTCTTTTTTCTGATATTTTAATTAGTTCGTTCATGATAAATTATTAATTGGTTATAAACAAAAAGCCCGATGTATGGAGGTACACCGGGCTTTTGTTATCATCCACGAAGGTCTATGAGGCCTTTTAGATGAATGTCTTTGATTAGTTTGATACCTCCATATCTAAAGTAAAGATAATCTTATTTTTACTTTATACAAAATGGATGTGTCTGAAAATCCAAACAAACCCATAAATAGTACATGCAATCGCTGATACAAAACCAACACATGCCATCATTGCGGCTAATATCCATAGCCATGTAGGCCCTAAATTTGGTGCTTCCATTTTCTTATTTTTAAACTTCTGATCATAAATTAAATATTTGTAAATCTTGTTTGTGCCTAGTATCTTTATTCTATTAGCTTGGTAATCCCATGTTATAGAAGGGTATTCTATTTTGAGTTCATGCATTCCCGGAATTGAAGTTTTTATAAAGTTTTCACCAACTTCAATAACTTCTGCATAATAATGCTCCTTAGTATGATATCCAGGATCAAACTTCAAAATTTGGCCTACTTCAAAATTTTCCGGTTTTAACATAACTACTTTTTTATTCCCCAAAATTGAAGGTCGTGATTTTCTTCGTTGACTGTGAACTCAAAGCCATGAAACATTTTTTCGCAGTTCCATACCGTTCTAAAATCTGCCTCGGTCAAGTTCAGATAATAGTCAAGTGTTCCGGGGCTGTCTGCCGGTGTCGTGGCTGTTGTTCCATGTTCAGGCCTACCCTCAGTAGCGCATGTGATCACAAGCAGGCCACCAGTTTTCACAAGCTCATACATGTTCATGATTGATTGCCGCCAGTGAACATCATGTTCAAGCATTTCACAACTTATAACAACATCCGCTTTAGGTTTCACTTTAACTTCGTGGCACATGCCGATCATATCCACGTCCTTTCCATCTACTATGTCGTATCCGGTGTAATCTGGTGTATCAAAGAATTGTCTTACTGATCCATTGATGTTCAATGAACCAAATTCAAGAACCCTTTTGCCTTGAAAATAATCCGGAAACATACCCTTTACTTTTTCGATGAATTCAAATTGCTGTCTGTGTGCCATTATTTCCAAAGTGTTTTAAATGTGTAATTATTGGTATCCATCCATATAGTGAACATGCGTTCTAAAATGAATGTATGCATAGGATAGTATTCGATACCGAACTTTTCTTTCATATTTTTCAAAGCTGATGCATTGTTTTTCTGATAGCCACTGTCTTTCCAAATCAGGTCCTGCATAACGTAATCCGTGGGGTCTGACATTGCTGCTACTGCAGGGATCAAAACAGTATCAACGAAGTGTTTATACACTGACCTCTTTGCAATGAAGTGTTGGCTGTATACGTGGCAACGGTTATTGCCAATATGGTATTTCAAACCGATCTTGTCGCACACGTATTTGAATGTTTCCAAATATCCAGGGTGGTAGTTGGCAGCGAGTTTAATTACTGAGTGGTTACCTTGTCCCGGCTGTGGGTGACAGCTATACACATCAATAGCACCTCTTGATTTTGAAATCTCATTGTATATCGCCTGATACGTCAGGTGTGGCGGCATCTTCTGATAAAACTTGTGGCTGAGAATTCCTATGTAGTCTGCCGGCGGTGCATTGGTAATGATATCAATTATAGCGGTGTTCTCAAAAAATACTGTTTCCTTTCCTTTGTTGTTATATCCGGTTGAGGTTTTGTGAACGTCCCTGAAGCTTTTATCATCATAGTAGATTTGATAAATCTTAAGCATCGTATCAGAAAGCACTTCCGGTTCTGAATTTTTCTTTGCCTTTGTTGGCATGATGTGATCCGGTGTAACTTCGAATATGTCTGCCCGGTGACCATTGGCTAACATTAGTTCTGCAAGTTCATCGGTCAAATGTTGTTGCGCTCCAACAGGATTATTTGATACCCAAATCATAGGGTTTGTTCTCAGCACAACGCACGGATCGTATTTTTTCTTAAGGGTGTACTTTTTCATTACTCTAATGATTTAATCCACTTGCCAATAGTGGCGTATTTGTCTTTGTAATCGCATCCGCATTTTTTACGGACCAACTTGTTTTTATTATTGAAGTTGTAAACCTGAATACAAAACTCAATATGCATCGGGTTTTTAATTCCGGTTTTCTTCCACTCTTCGATGTAGGATTGTGCGGTTAATATGTTTTGGTCGGTGATCATTTAATTGGTTTCATTTCTCTGCCATTCATCTTTTGTTGGATCTATAATTCTATGCTTTTCATCAACCTCTCCTTTTTTCCAGTAATTATAATCGCACTCTTCTGAACTCCTGGACTTCCATTGTAAGAAGCATCCACAGGCCAGGCAATTACTTACGCCAACATGTACGACTTTAAGACTGCATGTATTGCAAATAGCTAACCTTTCCTGAGCAAGTTTTTCGCGTCTGCCAGGAAATAGCCAATTAAATATCCCTTGGAGTATTTTCATAACTCTATTTCTTTTTTATATAAAGCAAAGAATAGATTTTGAAGTTCATGAACATAGTCTATTGGAGTAATTACTAATTCATAAACCCTTTCGTCTTCAGTAAGCATTGTATCCATGAAAAAGAATTTACCATCCTTAAATCCTAAACAAAAGTTATCTAAGATATAAAGAGTGTTTCCGTCTCTATCTTGGCGATCTCCTACCATGAAATTAGCTTTTATTAGCCAATCTAAACTAAGTGGTATTCCTGAAAAATTATTAATCTCTATCCACGTTCCTTCGAGTTCGTTTATAACACCCAATCCTTCCGGAGTTATTTCAGTAACAGTAAACTGTAATCCCTCTTCTGAAAAACAAACCCAATTACCAATTCTTAATTCGTTAGCTTGCATCAGGCTTAGGTTCGTGTGGTATTAATTTAATACTGAAATTGTCTTCTGTGATTGACTTTACAACATATCCTAAAGACATATCCTTGTAAATCAAACGATATGCGTTTTCGTATAAATCAGTTGGAAGCCTCTTGATATGTTTCAAATCTTCCTCTACAACTTCCCTGTTTTCAACCTGAAAAAGTATTTGCTTCAGTAGTTTTATTTCTTCAGCCACCTGCATCTTTTCGATGAAAGCGCCCATCATGTCGAGTTCTTTCTTGAACTTATTGCCTTTGTTGAATTTGGTAGCTGGTTTGAAATTTACTTGTTTTCCCATAAACAGAAATTAATAAAATTTTGGACGCAATGCAGAATATTAAAATCAATGTTACCGGAGCGTCTTACCAGTTTTTTGTTTCAATACAATACATGCGCCCAAAGGAGGATTTAAAAGTAATAAAAAAATCCCATGCTATTAACACGGGATTTTAATTTGGAATGATTATAAATTACTATGCTATCTCGTAAGTTTCGATCAACCCGATTGTAGTCGGAAGATCAGTAGTTAGGAAGAACCTTGGCAAATCATCGTCAGCTCCCGCAAAGGTAACCGCGATACTGGTATCAGCTTGTTGGTTTACACCATCACTTTGAACCATTGTTGCAACGCTCATGCCGCTGTCAATACCGAATACTTTTATCAACCCTGAGTTTGTTTCTTCGATAATGAAAACTTCTGATACGCTCAGGTCTTTCAGTGTTGCGTAGGCTTCTGCGGTTTCTTTCAAAACCTTGGCAGTAAACGTATGGTTAAACACGTTAGAGCCCTCACCAACAACCAATTCAAAGCCACCGAATACAGTGTTCTTTTTGGTCTCGAAAGGATACAATCCTTTGTACGCCTTAAAATACAGCTGAGTTATGTTTCCTGATACGTCAAGAGCATACCCACCAACGCCCATGGACTTATCCAGGTCGTCAATGTTTCCGATCCAGTACCTTTTCTTTGCGCCCCCAACCTTTAAAAGGTCGTTACAGTCGGACTGTATAGGGCTTGTAAATCCACAATTCATAATTGATATTATTTAAAAGGTGAATTAATACGCTACTCTAACGAAATCAGGGAACAGGATTTTAACACCCATTCTATAGAAGCCACGGTAAAGTAATCTCTTACCCACTTTGTCTTCTAAGATTTCAAGGTTTTCATCGTCACTTTCTCCATCCATACCGATTGCAATCGCATCTTTATGGTAGTAAATGATCCTGTCAGGATATGTACCTCCCAAGTCAGTTTCAATGTAACCATCAAGGCTGTAAAGAGGGTAAACCTCAATGCCTTTGAATGTCAATTTGTCGCCAGCCTTTTGAAGACCTTCAATGTACCCGTTGTTTGCACGAAGCACATCATAGGCCTGATCCAATGCATCATATATCGAACCTGTTACCAAGAACCTTTTCTTTGATACTTCAGCCGCCTTGAAAGCTGCACTTGCACCGTAGTACAAATCTTTGAAGTATTGCAGGAATGTTCCGGCTGCTGCGATGCTTGTTCCTGCTGCCAATACAGCCGCATGGCTGATCGTTACTCTTTCGATTCCATAAGAACCAACAAGCGCAAATATCTGTTTCCAAATACCATCACATTGATTGTAATCAGGGTCTGAGCTTGAAATATCACCAAGCATTGCGATACGGAAAGTATCTTTCAACATTGCCTGTTTAAATTTGTCTTCGATATACTTTTTCAAGTACTCGTCTTTGGTCATTCCGTTGGCATCCAGCTTCAAATACTCCTGACGGAATGAAGCGTAGAAATCCTTCATACACTGGAATCTGTCGAAACCAAGTTCGCAAACTTCCAATACGGCAGAATCTACATTGATATCAGCGCCTTCAGTATCAGTGTCGCAATCTGGTGCGGACCTTACGATCTTCTCGAACTCGCTATCCAAAGGAATAGTTGCTTTTGAAGCAATACCCGGAATAACGTTGAACAATGTGTTGATCCTGGCATCTGTGTAGATTGGCTTCAGGTATACTTCTTTGAACTCAATACCAGTGGTGTTATAACCAAAGGGTTCGGTGTTAGCTACTGCCATGTTCGTATTTATTTATGGGTTAATGATTATTTCCTTTCAAGTCTTTCCAAGAATCCTTTTACTCTTTCTGTTTCGCTGTCGTCCTTAGCTCCGGCAGCGCCTTTGAAATCTTTTGAGGTGTCACCACCAAATATATTCTTATAGCTTGCCACTGGAAGTTCTTTCTTCAAAGCTGCTTCCATAGTTTCAAACTTAGTTTTCAAACCAGCAATAGCGGCTTCATTTTCAGTTGCTTTCGCTACCGATGCAATTAACTTTGATTCAAGTTCTGTCGCCTTTGCGGTTGCAGATTCTTTGTCTGCATTTGCTGTTGCCAATTGCGCTTCAAGTTCTGCGATCTTAGCAGTCAAAGCGGCTGTATCTTCCTTTGCTGCCGGGGCAGTAAGGCTTTCAATCTTACCATCCTTCACGATGATCTCAGTACCATCAGCCAATTTGTGAGGTCCGTCCGGTGCTGGCGCTCCATCAACCGTAACAGTAGAACCTACTTTTACGTCACCGTCTACGGTAACCATTCCAACGGCATCAGCCTGGAAAAACTTTTTCAACTCTGCAAAAAGACCTTTTGCGGTTTCTTTATTGTCTGCCATGTTAGTATCTTTTAAATTATATGTTGCTACTGCTTTAAACTCCTGGTCAATGTCCGCGTTTACGGTTTCAATGATCTTATTAATATATCCCAAATCACGGGCTTCTGTTGCCGGAATAAACTTGTCGCTTTTCATCAAGGCATCAATTGCCTCTGGCGACTGTCCTGATTTAGCCTGATATTGTTTTACAAATTCGGCACCCATTGTACGTAATGTATCAACGTGCTTTTGCATATCATCGGCTGTTCCTCCTGCCCCCTCATTACGTGGGTAATGGATAAGCCAAAGTGAATTTGCATGTGCTTGTATTTCGTCACAGCAAACAGCGATATAAGTTGCGATACTTGCTGCCCGGCTTCCAATAACAGCTATAAACTTTTTGCCTGTTGCTCTTTCGGATTTGATAAGGTTTCCAATATCATACCCCGTAAAAACATCACCACCATTAGATGAAATATTCACATAAATGGTTTTGGCTTCTGGTCTTAATGCAAGTGCTTTTTTGAATTTATCAAAGCTGTACGATTCACTGAAAGCGTTTTCAGGTCCGATACTGCCGTTGATAGAAATGTTTAGCACAGAATTATCCATGCTCAAAAGTAAAAAATATATTATAGGTCTAATAAAAGCTTACCTACACCGGTAATGCGTTGAATTTTTTCATTATTGACCACACGTGTTTTTCGCTTACCGAAAAATGTTCTGCGGTCTTCTTCGTACTTCTCACCTCATTCCTGAATTTGAATATCTCATTCTGTTCGAATACAGTCGGTGATATAAACCCCATCTTGTAAAGCATGGTTAAAAATTCCTTGTTCTTATCTATGATTGTCTCTGCCATATTTTATAGTGTTGCCTGGTCTATTACGGATACTCTTTGGTTTTGAACTATTTCGAAATCAACTACTGATACCACAGGGGCCGGGATCATTCTTAATATCTTTTCGAAGTCCGGTGTTAATTGGTTCTTAGCCTGATTATTTAGATTGTTTCCAATTACTCCACCGTCTGCGAACTTAACACCGCCACCAGCTGCATTAATTTGAGAAAGAGTATTTCCAAACATGGCCGTGCTTTTCTTATTTATTACGGCCTCTCCCCCTTCCAGTTCTACAACTCGACCACCAACGGCAAACTTTACACCTCCGTTTGCATGACTTGGACCTTCAACAATTCCACCATCAGCAAATTCAACACCAGCTATCTCAGCAACATTTGCAAGTCCTAAAGCTACCGCGGTTCCGGCCGCTACTGCCCCAAGTACTGGTCCTACATACGGAGTTCCAACAACTGATTGATAAGCCGATGTAGCACTGGCATAAGTTGCAATAATAGTATTGGCAATCTGCAAAGCTTTTTGTGCCTCACTTCCTTCTTTGGCTAAGGACGTAGTCGCGTTTAATAAATTGGTTGCCGTTGCAATTGAATTGGTTGCTGCAAGCTGTCGCATTGCAACCTCTTTCTTTTGAAGCTCACCGATCTTATTTGTAGTCGCCTGATTGATAGCAATTATATTCCTGTTTGACTTTGTAACAATCTCTTCTTTCTGCGTTTCAGTTAGGCCAAAATTGTTTAAATCGTTTTCCCTCCTTAGTACTTCTGTAGCTATTTGGGCCTGTGCCAATTCATCTATCTTGGTATAGAATGCAGCGGTGATCTGACCTTTATCTTCAAGCAATTTTTGTTCTGCCTGTAGCTCTATTTCTTGTTGAGTTACTAATCTCTCTGCCCTGGCAAGCTCTAATCCTTCAGCATCTTCACGTTTTTTTAATTCAGCATCAAAAATTAGTTTGTCATAATTTTGATTTATTGAAATCTCTGTTTGCCTGAATTGTTCTAAAGCTAAGGCTCGCTCCGAATCTAAAGCCTTATCACTTTCTAAAATTTCGTCTCTCCTACGCTGTGCAATCTCAATTTCTATATTACGCTTTTCTTCCAGGGATGCAGCAAACTTTAAATTGCTTTGATCCTGAAGGTTTTGTAAAGTCTGTATTGCTTGGGCCTCTCGCTTTGCAATTTCTTCTCTGGCCCGGGCTAATGCTTCCTCGTCTTTCTTGGCCTGTTCAATTCTTTTCGCCTGAGCTGCGGCAATATCTTCATTACGCTTGTCAATCGCATTCTGTATTTTTTCGTTCCTGTTTGCAGCCTGCGCCTGAATTTCGATTAACTCTTGTTCAGCATCTGCTTGTTCGCGTAGAATATCATCGGTCTTCAATCCGGCCTTGGTTCTGCGATCCAGCTCCCTTTGTATGGCATCAATTCTTTTCTGTGCTATGGCGGTTTCGCTTGCTGCCAGATCCTGATTGGCTTTCCGGGCATCTTGTAATGCCTTTACTCTTTCGGCATCAGTAGCCGTTGCATTCTTTGCCTGGATGATCAGGTTTTCGAAGCTTGCTTCTGATTTGGCATTTGCCTTGGTTACTGCAGTTTGTTCGTCTTCAATTTCCTGCAAAGCCTTTGTGTATTCTACTGCACCTTTAACGCCCTGAGTTATTTCATCAGTAACCCCGGCCACACTATCTTTTAATCCGGTAAACCCTTTCTTGATCTGTTCAATATCACCGGTTGCAAAACCTACTATAAAATCACCCACTGCTTTAGTTGCCTTAATCACCCGACCTACCAACACATCAAACACGGCATTTATTCCGGCCACGGTTTGCTCAAACTTTTCTGCAAGATCATCGTTCTTTGCAAGAATATCCCTGAATGCAAAAAACAGCGGTACAAGTATTCCTATCGGGTTCTTTGTCAAAGTCTCATTAAATGCCGAAAATGAATTCTTTGCAGCATTAATGCCACCCTTGAAATTACCTTTAAGGAAGTCAGAGTAATTACCTACGTTGCGTTGATTATCTCCAAATGCTTGCTCCTGTTCCTTTACTTTATCGTTCAGAGCCTTAAGGCTTGCGGTTGCTTCTTTACTTGGGTTCTTTAAATCGGCATAGGCTTTCTTTTGATCAGCCAGGGCACGCCTGTTTTCGTTCAGTGATTTACCGCTTGAATTATAAGCTTTGATCTCGGACTCAATACTTTGCTGGTTTGACTTCCTTGCGGCCTGATCAGCTGCCAATGCTTTACGATGTGCTTCGCGTTCTGACTTAAGGTTTTTTAGTTCTGCAGCATTCTTTTCATAAGCTATTATTTCCTCGTCAGTTGATTGCGTGTTTTTCTTCTGGGCCGCAGTCAAGTCATTTATTGACTTTGTAAGGGCAATAGTTTTCGCCTCACTATCTGAAGTGTCAAGCTTGATTTGAAATAATAATTCCTGTGCCATTACGATATTTTTAAAAGTTCTACGGTTGTTATTATATTGCCCCTGGTATCAAATTCTTTAATCTTATTTTTGTAGAAATAGGAACTAAGTCCAGATATAAATACAGGCTTAAGAAAATCAAGATTTTCAATGTCTATAATTTTTAAATAGTGATCAGCTAAAACAATTCTTTGGGACTGAAGTACGGACTTATTTGACGAATGAAACCGATCTATTATTGTTGGCCTTGGATCGGTTATCAATGGATCAGGATCAATATATTTTTGAAAGAATAGATTAACAATAGTAGTAGCAACAGGATTAATATTGTATCTATAATCAAACCATGCGTGTGCAAAAATAGTGCTTGATTCTGGACCGTCACCAATCACACTAACAACGTCAAAACTATCTACGTCCCTTGTAAGACAATAAAGAATTCTTGGGACCAAATCACTTCTTTCAGGAAGAAAAGGCCAGTTTATCAAAACTCCACCAATTTGAAAGTTTTTATAAACATCTGTACGGGTAGGGGCAAAAGTTGCCTTGAAAATAGTTGACTTTCCTTCGGGTGCATTGGGTATTATTATTTCGCCTGTAAAGAAATCCTCACCTGAACCAATGGCAGGATATACTCCGGGGCCGGCCCTTCTATCGCTACTTTTATCGTCTGAATATGCTAATATATTAATCCTACTGTATTTGTTTGGAAGTATATTTTGTTCAACTGTACTCAAATCTATTATATCACTCCAATCATCTATATTCCCTGATGAAAGATTTTCAAGCAACTTGTCCATCATTTCGATATATATGGTCCGGCTAATAATATCGAATGTGAAAACTAAATTAAATATCCCTGATATGTTTTTTAAGATGGTTGATAAATCAATATTGCTATCAAAGAAATTATTAAAATCTTGGGTCTGTCCTTCCTGGGCAATATTTATGCATTCTATTATTGGCCCCTCATCGTCCTGCGAAATAAGTATGCTTGCACCATCTGCACTATCTGTTTTAAAATCCACAAAAAATTCAAGTACATCACCATTTTTAATACCATAAGGAAAAGGTATTTGAATAGTTTTATTCGTTAGTAAGGATGTTTGCCCTACTCCTATATCCTCTGTCTCTTGAATACCATAAGTGCTGTCCACTACTAATCCAGAAGTGGTTTTTATGTATAGATTATACTTTACATAGGTGGCCCCCGAAAGTCCTGTAATACCAATTTTAAGAGGTAGCTTTACATTTGCCACTACCGAGGCCCCAGTAATAATAAACTGCCTGTCACTGTCAGCTAAAAAGGTACTACCCGATGGAGGGTTGTTCATTGTAAGCCGCGCCGAAGCTGCGCCAGAGGCCGTTATTAATGTCTTATCATCTACACCAATTATACTATAAATCCCTAACGTATCCGATTGTATGTAGCTTCGAAGTGATTTATAATAGGGTATTATCAAATGTTCCCATTCAAAAGTTTCAGTGAATCCACCAAGTATTTTTATACTGGCATTTTCAAAGTACTTGATAAGTATTGATTTTAACTTCCATGCCAAAACAAACTTCTCTGTATCATAGGTATTTGTAAATACAAAATCAGGATCAGTTGAGGCTGCAATATAAACGTACTCTTTGCTTAAGTCAAACGTGCTTACTATCTCTGCCGGAGTGCACACATGGTTCAATGCTGAAAAGTCTACGTCTTCCGGCTTTACTGTTTTTGCAAACTCGAACCAGTTTGAATTGCTATCAAAGAAATTAACCTCAATATTTTTTTTAACATAGCTTACCTGGCATGATCCGTAAATTATATATCCTTCATCTTCTATCTCCGCATCTACTTCTTTGTAAAAGTTCTGGTCAAGAGTTAGATCAGTAGGCAGTCCGAATATTTCAAGATTGTTTTTAGTTGGAGGCAAACTGAATTTATTTGAATAGCCCCCGGTCCTGGACGCAAAATCTCCATAGTCGTTTACCGATAAGGTCAAAAGTATTCTTTCGCCTGGCATCAAATCACATACCTGTCCGTTTGCCCTAAATATCATCTTGTCTGTGAATTTACGGTTGATGTTTCTTTATAGTCAAAACTTAAAATAAAAGTATGATCACCTTCCTTGTAAAGTTCATAGCTTGTATTTGTGATCACAACTGTTTTAAGCTTGTCACCGTCAACCATGTAAACCTGTGGGCTTTCTTGGATTAAAGCAGCCCACTTGTATATTTCAAATTGGATCGGCTGAGAATTAACGGTAGCCGTACGCCTGGCGGTCTTTGATACCAATCCAAGTTTTGTTTTCTGATTTATAAATCTATCAGGATAATCATGGTTATTATCCTGTTCAAACTCTTGCTTGTCCTCTATGTCAGAACCAAATTCATTTTTGCCTGTGAATGTAAACATCTCCCATCCTCCTACCGGAGTGATCCATAAAAATGTTTTGGCCCTGCAAGGTTCATCAAATAACATTGCGGTTTTGGTTTCGGATATAATTCTTTCTTCAGTAGGATAAAGGCATTCTTGTATTTCACTTCCACTGCCTTGATTGTTCTGTCTTACCAATGTATAATCAATGAACTTTACATCTGAGGGATAGTTACTATTTAAAACATCAGTATCAGTAATCAAATAAACACCCTCTGCTTCTTCTTCGCCTATTTCTATAAATCTGGTATCAATCAATTCCCTGTTTATATCTCTGGTTTCTATCTTAAGATTGCAAGAAGGGTATTGTGATGCGCATATTTCAAAATCATTTGCGGTATCATGAGCATAAACCAAGGTTCCATCATAAGTTAGATGATATGTAAAATCTCCGACATTGGTATGAACAACTAAAGTAGCCATATTCTGACCAATAGTAATCGGATTTGTAGAGCTGAAAATAGATATTTTTGTAGATGGGAAGTTATCTGTTATATAAAGTGGTAAATCATCTACATACGTAGCGATATTCAATCCAAAGTTTTGCGTTTGTAGATAATCTGTAATGCTTATACTTGTAGGAACTACGCATAGACTATTAAACCTGAAAGCAATATAGTTTAGCATGCCCGGAGTTACAGGACTATCAGGAATCATTGAAAAAGTGGAGTTTACATATTGAGCTATATATAAACTAGTACATGGAACATCCCCCGAATTAAAGAGTACTTCGCTAGTTAATATTGCCCGAAATGCAAATGGTTTTCCTCTGAATTGAGCCCACATTTCTGAAGTTGTAAGGAACTTTGAAATTGGATCGCCTGATGTATTAGGGACATATTCAAGCATATTCCCAGCATTTTCATTTCGATCATGGTTAGCTGAATTTGTAGAATATATGGTTTCTTGATCTCCGGGGGTTATGTTGTCTCCTGCGACAGTTACAACATTACCGTTGGCGTCTATATCATCGAAATACTCCGTAACCTTTATTGACCCCAACGAGAATGAGCTATCCATTTTAGACCACTCAAATATTTCATTCTTAATCGAGGGCGTAAAGTAATCATCCTCTTCATATTCAAAGCTATTGATATACTTACGCATCAGGTTTGCAATATCAAATTCTGCAAAGCCTTTATATGTTGCATCGACAAATGGTTTTGGTATTTGCTTTTTTGTTCCGGATAATATCAATGGTTGATCTGATGCCAGTGGATGACCTTCTAATCCTACAAAAACGTCAGCTTTCAAAAAGTAACCAGTATATACGAATTGAACACTGAGCGAAAATACAGACTGGTATGAACAATCAAGTACAATGTATGTAGCCGTTTTGGCAAGTATCTTATATGTTCCATCAAGAGTTCCGCCTACCGTAAGACTTATATTTGCACTTAGCTTTGTTTTAAATTCACTAGGTGTCGTGGCAAAGTTTATCCTTAAAAATCCACCCTCATTAACTAAATCTGAAGAGCCAATGGAATAAACATCACTGTATCCGTTCTCAGGATACCTAAGTGTTTTTACTGTATATACAATAGGATTGAACACGGCATTCCATCCGCTTGAAACTTGGGTTAATACTAATGGATCGGCTGAAGATGGCATTACGCTGCTATTTTAATTGATGGAAACTGACCAAATATTTTATTAACTCTGTCGATCATTACGCTTTGAGAGTTTAATGTTCCTGTAATCGGGTCGATATAATAACTTCGGCCCTGGTATGTTGCTGTTCCTTTTTTGGCAATTGATTTTGCAATTGCGTACTCCATGCCTTTTGTGTAGGGTATGCGTTTATTGAATATCCATTTCCTTATCTCTGCTATAGGTGGAACTCCTCCCGGCCTTCTACCATTTTGAATGAACTTTGCGTAACCCTCGCCATATATCGATAGTATGAATTTTGTTCCGCTTTGCTCTACCCTTGAATTCAATGATTTACTAAACTTACCCGATGCGTTTACCTTCTTAACTTCTAAATCTCTTTGAAGTTCTTTGATAAGTTCTACGCCCAGGTTATTAAGCGCCAAAATAATTTGGTTCGCATCAACAGTAATTTGCATTGTCAAATAGTTGAACGTTCATGTTAAGTTGTACGCCTGACATATTGGCGTCGTATTGATTGTAAACGAAACCAGTGTTGACATTTGCTAATAATGCTACTAAATCATCCTGGTTAACCTTCTGAATGAATTCGTTTTGAAGGTCCTCCATTGCAGCAATTAGATTGTTCTTGCTTTCTTCCGATGCACTGAGTTCATCTCTGCGCAAGAACCGTAATGTGATTTGATAAGTTTTTGTTAAGCTGGTTTCGTTAACATCAGTAATACTGGTAATATTAGTAATTACAATAACATCAGCTTTGGGGTCTTTTACATTGAGCGCCTGATCCCTGGCAACAATGAATACGTTTGATCCCCGGAGTGATCCGGCAATAGTTTTGCAAAGCTTTGTTAGGTTCTTGTAGCTCATTTTAGTTTTACTTTAAATACAGCTACTGTCATAAATCTTCTATTTAATTGAATAATTCTATTGGTTATAGGCTTGGCAAGCATCCAACAATGTTTTGAATTTAAATAATATGCACTCATGACATTTTCGATTGAAGTTTCATATTCTCCTGAAGCTGATTTTTATATTCGTTCTCGTCTTTGAGGTAATTCAATAGCGTGTACACTTTGTCGGCTGGTTCCTTTACGAACGCATCAAACTTTGAAATATCCCCCTTGCAAAGGTAATGCATTGTTGCATAGAAACCCCACTTAGCCATAAAGTCATCGAGACCGGAAGCACTTTCGATTTCTGAAGTCCTGATCTTGTTCAGCGGCTCAATGAACATTTTATAGAACTCGTTGTATTCTTTAACGATTGACTTACCGATAGTAAGTACCTTTATGCAGTTTTCTTGCATGAAGTATTTAGAGTACGATTTACAAAATTCGTAGTCATATTCAATAGGAATATGATTTGATTTATCGAACATTGAGCACATCATCGGATAGGCATGTAATACGTTCTCAGTTGAATGCAAAATCTTCTGTGCATCAATGAGCCTACCGATCTCTGTTTTGCTAAGGTTTACTTTTTTGTCGTCTTCGGGTATTACCAAGGGTTCAAATATAAATCCCATGGTCAAAGAAAACCACTGTTCAAGCTGATTGAATTTACTAACTATTATTTGATGCTCAAGACCGGTTAAAACCTGGATCGTTTCAAATACCCTCACATGTTCCTCAGCATCAAATATCCTGAGATACTCTGCGAAAGTTATTTCATGCCAGCCTGATTTTGCCGAGAATTTAAGTTCTCCGATTTCGTAGTTTATCATTGAAACATTGATTTTAATGAAATCATAAAACTAATCCACCTGATGTGCATTTGCAATTTGAATAATTGCCACCTTAAATATTTGGTATTAAACCTTATTGTAAGTTTTATCTCCGATTGTGCCATATCAAAATACGGTCCTGCGATTGTGACCCTTTATTGTTTGAGCTGAAATTATATTCTGTGGTTTGATTTCACCATGCAAAAGGAAGTGACAAAGGTATGCTAACGGGTCCATTAAGTGATCATTGTATTCGATTGGCTCGTTTAAGCTATCCCCGTTCACATCTTCCTTCCATTTGTAATGCTTGATCTCTTTGAGCAAATTTAATGAATTCGTATCAATATGCAAATTGTAACGCTTGACCGCCTCTATGCCGGCTTTCTTTGATCCTGGAAACTTTATACATGGTTTGATATTATATCCTGCCCTGTGTATCTCAGTTATCTTATCAGGGCTTGCACTATCTCCGATTATGTCAGAATAGGAAGGTATTGAAAGCAGGTTCATTTCCCTGATAATCTCTGAAGGTATCATGCCGCGTACATACAGGCGCTCACTTAGGAATATATCATTGCCCCTTACTTTGGCCTCGAGTATAGTAGTCGGGTCATTACTAAATCCAAAGTCCATACCGTACAGTACATGATCGCTTTGAACCTGGTTGTAATTGTCGCATTCCTGCCACCGGTATATCAAACCTTTCACCTGCGCCTGTTCCCCTAATCCAAATATCTTCCACAATGCCGGGTCCATCTTTTCAAGCGCCTCGATACTGTCGATAATTGATTGAGGTATGAAAGGATTGTCTTTGTACGTTGTCTTAAAGAAGTTCGTATTATCGGCCCGGTTACCTTTTAGTTCCTTGATTATCCAATGATCATCTGTGATAGACGGATTGTAGTCTACAATGAATTTAAAAGTTGTCCGGATATCCAGCTGTACAAAGTCTTCATAAGTCAATTCATTGGCTTCATTACAAAAAACT